GACAATGATCCGACTGCATCGCAATACATCCACATCTTCAGGCATGAGCCGGTCACCATCATCAGCACGGGAGCGACCAACATGGTCATGGCATCCAATGCAGGGGCGAAGATCGCAGGGCAGGACATCTTGATCCTCGTCAGCGATGATATGTTCGCACCTCAAGGATGGGACTCGCTACTGCTTGACTGGTTCGCTCGGCATCCAGAGCCTGCGGTCCTGCAAGTGCATGATGGCATTCGCTCGGACATCCTGACGATCCCGATCATGAACAGAGGCGCATACGAGCGACTCGGCTATCTCTACCATCCCAAGTACATCAGTATGTTTGCCGACAACGATCTGACTGAGACAGCGAAGGCGCATGGTATGTACCACGTTGACGAGAGCATCGAGATAGAACACAGACACTACACGGTAGGCAAGTCTCAACTTGACGAGACATACAAGCGTGAGAACTCAGCAACTGCATGGACACACGGACAGCGACTATTCAATCAACGACAGAAGATCGGCTTTCCGCTGTGAAGCCATTGTGGACGATCTACATCCTGACCATCACCGGGAGGGAGTCGATGCTCGCACGACTTCGCACACGACTGGATCCCCAGATTGACTGCAAGCCAGTGCAGGTGATCGTGATTAAGGACAACAAGGAGCATAGCATCGGAGAGAAGCGACAGTACGCTGTGGACTCATGTACAACCAAGTACATGAACTTCATCGATGACGATGATATGATCAGCACGAACTATGTTGATCTGATCTTGTCGCAGCTCAAGCGAGATGTGTATGGTGTCGGATTCAAGGGTATCATCACTACCAACTCAAAGCAGCCTCTGGAGTTCGTGCATCGTGCCGGGCTGAATTGGAGCGAGAAGCCTGAGAGATACGATGGATCGATGCGTTACCTTCGTCCTCTCAATCATCTCAATCCGGTGATGACGAGCATAGCGAGGGAGATCGGATACAAGTCTATCAGCATGGGTGAAGACTATGACTATGCGCTGAGACTCGCTGAGAGTGGGCTGGTGAAGGATAAGACGTTCATTGATCAGTTCCTCTACTACTACCAATACCGTTCGAACAAATGACATACACAGACTATCCCAGAGCGATCAGCGAAGCAGCGGAGCGAGGCATCAGGTTGAACGATGAGATCGGCAATCGATGTGCTACGCAGGTCGGGAAGGTGCGAGCGCAGCAGTTAGCGAACCGTGAGCCAATCACTACGATGACCGTGAAGCGGATGTATTCGTATCTGAGTCGTGCAGGGGAATATTACGATCCTAACGATGACACTGCGTGTGGGACGATCAGCTATCTGCTATGGGGTGGTGAGCCAGCGTTGAGATGGGCTGAGAGGGTGCTGAGAGAGGAGGGCGAGATTGAGTGAGTCTGTGTGTATCTTTGTACTATGCCTTTCAAATCAAAAGCACAGAAGAGTTATCTCTACGCTACCAATCCGAAGGTGGCGAAGGAGTTCGCTCGCAAGACCACACCGAAGCAGATGAAGTCGCTGCCGAGTAAAGTGAAGAAGAAGACATGAAGCTCAAGGACAAGATCGAGAGACTGCTCGACTCATATGACGAGTACACGATGAGGCGAGACCTCGCTGAGTTGTCAGCGCACGATCGTCTGAAGATGATGGCTACGCTTGCGGAGTTCATCACTCCCAAGATGAACAGGCAGGAAGTCAAGACTGACGATGGTACGATCAACATAAGGATCATCCGTGACTGATATCGCCATCAAGCTCAAGCGTCTGCACTCAGGGCAGGAGCGAGTTATCAGTGAGGCGAGCAGGTACAATGTCTTGAAGATCGGTCGCAGGTGGGGAAAGACCACGCTTGCGGTGAATGAGTTGCTGCCACAGGTTGCGCTTGATGGGAAGCCATGCGCTTACTATGCTCCGACTTACAAGGACTTGCACGATGTGTGGCTTGAGTTGAAGTACACATTGAAGCCGATCATCGAGAGCAAGAACGAGCAGACGAAGCAGATGCGTCTGGTGACAGGTGGCGTGATTGACTTCTGGAGTATGGACGAGCCTGACTCAGGCAGGGGGCGCAAGTATGCGAGGGTCGTGATTGATGAGGCAGAGAAAGCCAAGAAGTTCAGGGAGGCATGGACGCAGACGATCATGGCTACTCTGCTCGACTACAAGGGCGATGCGTGGATTCTCAGCACTCCGAAGTTCGGGAGGACGTTCTTCAAGGAGCTATTCACCAGAGACGATCCGAGCTGGTCAAGTTTCAACCTGTCAACTTATGACAATCCGCATATCAACCACGAAGAGGTGGATCACCTGCGTGATCAACTCGATGAGTTGACTTTCCGGTGCGAGATACTTGCAGAGGATGTTGACCTCGCTAACAATCCTTTCGCTTACGCTTTTGACATAGACAAGCACGTACATGATATTGCTTTCGATCCGCACCAACATATCTATCTCTCGTTCGACTTCAACGTGGACCCGATCACTTGCATCGCAGTCCAGCACGTAGGCGGGTGCATCAACGTGATTGGTGAGTTCGCACTGCGTAACAGTGACATCTATCAGTTGTGCGATTCTATCATTGCCAAATATCCGAAGGCATCGCTCATCGTGACTGGTGATGCGACAGGGGCGAATCGTTCTGCGCTCACTGCCGGGAACACCGGGTACTACGATGTGGTGCAGTCTCGGTTGCGGTTAGGCAGGATGCAGATGCGTCAACCTGCTGTGAATCCAAGCGTAAGAGATACGAGGGTGCTTGTCAACAGTCTGCTTCAGAATTACTGCGTGCGAGTTGACAGATCGTGCAAGGGGCTGATCACTGACCTGAAGTACGTAGAGGTGGACGAGGATGGTGACATCATCAAGGACAGGAGTACGGACGTTCGCAAGAGCGATTTGATGGACTGCTTCAGGTACTATTGTGCTACGTTTCATCGTGATTGGATTCGTTATTTATGATGTATATTTGTATAAAGATCGACACTAATGGCATCAGTATATTTCAGAGCGAGATTCAGATTTGCAATTGCAGAGGCAACGAGTGTTAGTTGGTTATATATAACTGCTGATATAAATGGTGATAATTATATCCAGACTGCTTTTGCATTATCTCAGGACATGACTGATTCAGTTCAGAGAGCATCAGTATTCAACCAGTTAGAAGTTCAAGTTTTACAATATGGTGGATCAATTGTCACTTCAACAGATTCATGGAATTTAGTTGGTGGTGATTATATATGGATTGTGGACATCGAGAGTACCACACCGACATCGCCATCATCTGTTGGTACGAGAATTATCTGGGCTGCTCCATTAGTTTATGGCATTGGTGATTATTTCTTTCCTTTCACATGGACTGAGTGCGACACACCACCAACACCGATCGACACTACACCGTGCGACATCTGCTACGATGTGACTACCGATCCATGCGAGAGTACAATCTTCTTGCCCGGTCTTGATGCAGACACTACATATACACTCACGATGACAGACAACAATGCAGGAGTCAGCTACAACTACGAGGTGACAACAGACGAGACAGGTGAGGCATCAGTCATCATCGCTGACTTTCCAGTCGGTGCGTTCAGCACCTTCAGCAACTACACGGTGACGATCGTTGACGAGAACGGTGATCCTGCACAGGTGACGATCGGTTACACGACATACGATTGCTACAATCTTATATTCACACCATCAACAACAGTAACACCGCAGACATGATTAGCAATATGATTGACACGCTGATGTTCATGCTCATCAACAGTATGTTCATCAATGGACTCAAGTTAGCAATGGAAGAGGGAATGATCCTCTCATGGCTTGGCAAGTGGGGAGAGAAGTGGCTCGGCTATCTATGGCAACCGTTAGGCGGGTGCGTGACTTGCATGGCGAGTGTCTACTCGATCCCATACTGGCTCACCTTCGACTGGAATCTGCCGATGCTGATCATGTACATCCCGGCACTCGCTGCTCTCAACACGATCATCTATAACAGATACTTCGCACATGATTGAGATCATCAACTCATATCTGATCAAGATGCAATACTTCCCTCTGGGGCGATGTGCTTGTAAGGGCAAGCCATTCCGATGGAAGCACAGCGATGGTCATGAGGTGATGCTGTTCAACGATGGGAGATGGCAGTTAAGACACAACGGAAGAACTACGAGATATGGACAACAAGAAACAATATTGGGCGAAATTCAAGAATACTATTCGCAACGTCTGGGCGAAGATCATCACTCGTCTCGGTCACAAGCCGATCTGGCAGATTGAAGAGGGTCATGTGATTGAACCTGCCTTCATCAGTGGAGGAGTGCAATACTACCGATTGAAGGACTACTTCAATACTTTCAGTATGCGAGGGCTGATGGCGTTGCAGGTGTATGAAGAGTGGAACATGAGGATGCAGAAGGAGCATCTGGTATTGTTCATCGAGGCGTTCGACAAGATCATCAATGATCCAAAGCAGATTAAGATTGGTGAGTTGGTGAAGATGGTGAATGCCTTGAAGGAGCGAGTGGAGTGGGTAGTCCCGACATCGGAGATCATCTATAAGTTTGCGAGTGTTGCGTTCTTCGACAAGAATGAGAGTCCATACAGTTACGATCCTGAGTATTGCAAGCAGAAGATTGAACGCTGGAAGGAGGCAGCTGATGTCAGTGATTTTTTTATCGTGACGCAGCTGAAGGATTTGCTGCCATTGCCAACGCTATCAGAGGAAGATTTGCGGACTTGTTTAACGGTAATAGATCAGTTGAACATCATGGAGAGGGAGAGTCTCCAGCGTATCGCCTTGCGAAGCAAAACGAAAATGGATTCATCCAACGCACTCTGATCAATCAGAGGTATGGCGTGAATTGCATGAAGCTCACATTGTGGGAATACTTACTACTAATTGAACACACAAATAAATCAGAATAATGGGAAAAGAAATTAACATACTTGCACCGGAGTTAGGCTTCGGGTCATTTGGCATCGCAAAGGTTCAGATTGAAATCACAGAAAATGAAGAGACAATAAGCAGTCGATTGTATTACTTCAACATTGCTGAGTTTAGTTCCTTCTGTGACACTGTCAATACAGAGTTCGGATCTATTCATTTCGGTCAGCATTACATCGGATTGAGCAATGGAGACTATGATGTCTTACGATACAATGGATCGGAAGTGAACAGTCCTTATGTTATAGTATCTGACTTATCTGAAGCGATCGCACAGCTCGCACCGTAATCATGCCAACCTACTCTGTTGTTGATTTCAGCGACACTACGGTCAAGCTAACCGAAGACAGTCTGGAGTATATCTACAAGAAGGTGTACTGCCTGACTGCGGTGTATGGTGACTATGTGTATTTCTACACGCATCAGTTAGAGACTAATCTTCTGCGTCAGCAGTATGCTATTCTCTACACTGATTGCGTTGCACCTGTCGGGACTTCAGCAACTGATCTGAAGACGAAGATCGATGCGATCATCAACAACTACGCAGCGACTGCGCCATCGGTGTACTACGGCAGTTACTACGACAGCACGAATCAGACTAACGCAGGAGCGACAGCGGAGAACATCATCCAGATCGGGAGTGTATTTGAAGAGAATGGTGTGAGCATTCAGAATGGTGATGAGATCACCGTTGTCAATGCCGGGACTTACAATCTTCAGTTCAGCGCACAGTTTGAGAAGGGCAGTGGTCCTGATGCGTATGTGCAGTTGTGGTTGAAGTTGAATGGTAGCAATGTCGCTGACAGCAATACTGAGTTTGAGATTCATCACAACAACGGCACTTATGTCCCTGCATGGAACTTCGTCTTGTCACTCAACGCAGGGGACTATCTTCAACTTGCATGGCATAGTTCGTCAACATCAGTTCAACTATTGGCGCAAGGCACAGCATCATCACCGACACGACCAGCGATACCGAGCATGATCGTCACACTCACTGAAGTGATGGGCGTGAGTGGTGGTGGTGGTGGCTTCGATCCTGCATTAACTTTATCTTACATATCATCATACTGATGTATTTATCAGCAACGACACATATACTTGAGATACTCTCTGATGCGACAGCGACAACGAATGAGCCTGTCTATTCAGTGGCGTACAACGATCACACAAGTGCAGGGATGACTCTGCCACAGAGTAGCAGTCAGGGATTGCTCACTGGCACTACACCAGTGACTGCGGTGAGCGCACCGGGAGCGAGTACGACTCGGCAGATCGCACACTTGACAGTGTACAATGCAGACACGGTGACGAGGATCATCACGGTGCAGAAGGATGTGAGTGCTACGAATTACATCGTAGTGAAGGCATCGCTTGCCAGTGGTGCGACCTTGCAGTTCAGTCGTGAGAATGGATGGACGGTGCTGAACACAGGAGCAGGGCAGGAGAGTCTTGTCCTGACGCAGTTCATTGCAAGTGGCACGTGGAACAAATCAGCGACACTCAAAGCAGCGTTAGTATGCTGCTTGGGTGCAGGTGGTGGAGGAGGTAGTGGAAGACAGGGAGCAGCAGGTGAGAACAGATTTGGTGGTGGTGGCGGTGGAGGCGGTGCGCTTGTGTGGAGGATGTTCCAAGCATCGAGCATGAGTCCATCGTATGCGATCACAGTGGGTACTGGTGGTGGTGGCGCAAATGGTCAGGCATCAACATCGAACAATGGCAACACAGGCACGACTGGTGGAGATAGTTCGTTCGGCAGTGCAGTGATTGCAAAGGGTGGTGTTGGTGGTAGTGGTGGAACAACGACAGCAGGAACGGCAGGAACAGGAGGAACAGCAGCAGCGTCATCACCTGCGTATGGTCCTTATGCTACACCAGCAGCGAGTGGGTCAGCAGGTCAGACAACATCAAGCTCTGCGGTAGGTACTCCCGGATTAAGTGGATCACTCGCAGGAGCTGGCGGTGCAGGGGGGCAAGGCATAAACTCGGCTAACACATCAGGCGTTGCCACATCAACAGGTGGTGGTGTCTATACGAATGGTGTGTTGATCACTGGACCCACGACAGGCAACGCAGGTGTTGCGAATCAGGCGTTGAACTTTATGTTTAGCACATCGCTCAGTGGAGTGTATGGTCTCGGCACAGGCGGTGCAGGAGGTGTTCCAAGCAACATCGCAGGTACAGCAGGTGGGTCTTATGGTGCAGGTGGTGGAGGCGGTAGTGGTACGCTCAACGGCACAACAAGTGGAGCAGGAGGGTCAGGTGCAGGGGGATTGGTAACAGTGTTAGAGATATACTAAGATGGCGATAACGGAAACAGTAAACATCGTATTCGGTGTAGTCAGTGACGAACTCGATGATAGCA